CTACCGTAATGAGATAGCTGTCACAGTTCCATACAAAGGTAATCGTAAAGATTTTGTTAAGCCTGTACACTATGACATCCTCAGAGAATACTTGCAGAGTGCTTGGGGATTTGAGTTGATAGAAGGACAGGAAGCTGATGATGCTATAGGTATTAAAGCGTATACGATGAATGACGATGAATACATTATCTATACGATTGACAAGGACCTAGACATGATTAGAGGGTGGCATTATAACTTTGTCAAGAAGGATAAATACTTTATCAAAGAAGAAGACACTATGCGTATCTTTTACAAGCAAGTGTTGACTGGTGATAGAACAGATAACATCGTAGGACTAAAAGGCATAGGTCCTGTGAAAGCTGAGAGGATTCTAAAGGAATGCAAAACAGAAGAGGAAATGTACAAAGCAGTGCTAGAAGCCTACGACAACGACACCGAGCGAGTCTTGGAGAACGCCAGGCTACTATGGATAAGAAGAAAACCAGACCAACTTTGGGAAGCGCCAAGCTTGTCTACATCGAGTGGCTAGATGCGTTAGCACAGGGCGAGTGGCACGAAGCAAAGAAGGAAGACTTACACTGCAAGAGTATTGGATGGGTAGTGTATGAGGATGAGCAACAGATTGAATTAGCAGGAACAGTCACTGATGGTATGTGTAACAATAGTATCACGCTACCAAAGCAGATGATCCTGAAACGAAAGGAAGTTAAACTTGAAAACACAAAGCGCAAAAGCAAAGGGAAGAAACCTGCAGAAGTGGGTCAGGGACAAGATCCTAGCTACGTTTCCTATTCTGAGCACTGATGATGTACGCAGTACCAGTATGGGCGCAGGAGGTGAAGACGTACAGCTAAGCCCTGCAGCTAGAGAGTGTTTCCCTTTTCAGGTTGAGTGTAAGTCATTAGCAAAGGTTGCTGTGTACAATTACTACAAGCAAGCGCAAGAGCATGGATATCATCAACCAGTTGTCTTTGTGAAACAGAATGGCGATAGGCCACTAGCAATTATAGATGCTGAATACTTTTTTAAGATGGTGGCTAAATGACTTGTGGAAACTGTGTAGAAGCACTGTGTGGAATTGGAGGATGTGTGAGTTGTAATAAACATGACGAAGCTAGCATGATGGAAGAGCTAGAGTATGAAGCTAAGATGATGCGTTCACGTATGGAAAGACTAGAACGAGAGAACAGAGAGCTTCAGACAATGGTAGATGGTTTGTTGCTAGTGATTAACAAGAAAGACGATGAACGTATTAAGATCATGGAAGAGATCTGGCAGAATACGTTAGAGAAGAAAGGTTAGTATGTACGAAAGAAAGATTGAAACATATAGTTTTAACTTCTATGATGGTGAGCGTGAAGTCATTCATAAGTTCACAGTCCCTGAAGGCATGACATATACCATGATTGTTGATAAGTTCTATGACTTCTTGAGTGGTGTATATGGTTATGATATTCGTCAAGCAATGCAAAAGGAAGAAAGTTGATAATTGATATATTTCCAACACCAGTATATCAAGCAGATTTAAGCATGGATAGTCTTGACCTAGTCAAAAGGATTAACGACCAAGAGATTAGGTGTAGAAAGAGTGAGTATAATATTGTATCAGAAACAACAGAGCTACTAGAAGTAGATGTGTTCTCTGATCTTAAACAAGAAATACTTAAGCATTTAGAAATGTTTGCTACTGGAATAGGATATAAGTATGATAGTGTTTATATTACGACATCGTGGTTAAATATCAATCCACCTGGAGGAAGACATCATTTACATACACATCCCAATAGTTTAATCTCTGGGATTTATTATGTAGATGTGCCTGAAAACAGTGGTAATATGGTATTTGTTAAAACACCGAGTCAGATTATAGACCCTGCAGATGTTGATAATTTAACTGAGTACACAAGCGATACAATAGTGATGCCTTCCTGTACTAACAGATTATTTTTATTTCCATCGCAGTTATATCATTATGTTGAAACTAATAGAAGTAATAATTCAAGATTAGGTATTAGCTTTAATTCTTTTATTACTGGTTCTATTGGACACTTTACAAATAGGATTAAATTATGACTACACACTTAGTATTGCCTGATATGCAGGTAAAAGAAGGAGTAGACTTGTCTTACCTTGATTGGGTTGGTAAGTATATTGTAGACAAGAAACCTGATGTGATTATTAACATTGGTGACTTTGCTGATATGCCTAGCTTATCCATGTATGATGTAGGTAAGAAGAGTTTTGAAGGACGTAGATACAAGAAGGACATTGAAGTAACTAAGCAAGCTATGGATCGTTTACTGGCCCCTATGCGTGCTTTTAATGAGAAGGCTAGACGTAACAAAGAGAAGCAGTATAAACCACAGATGGTATTGACATTGGGGAATCATGAAGAAAGAATCTTACGAGCAGTGGAAAGCGACCCTAAGCTTGAAGGAACGATGTCTATTAATGACTTGGGATATGCTGAAGCAGGTTGGACCGTTATTCCTTACCTTACCCCTGTTGTTATTGATGGTATTGTTTATTGCCATTTCTTTACTTCTGGTGTTATGGGTAGGCCAGTCGCTAGTCCTCAAGCTCTCCTTGCTAAACGTCATATGTCTGCAGTCATGGGTCACGTGCAGAATCGTGGAATAGCATACGCTAACAGAGCTGATGGATCACAGATTACTGGACTGTTTGTAGGTTGTTGTTACTTACATGATGAGGACTACTTAGGTGCTCAAGGTAATAAGTACTGGCGTGGTGTTTGGATGCTACATGAAGTAAACAATGGAAGCTTTGATGAAATGCCTGTGAGTTTAAATTATTTAAGGAATAAGTATGACAGTAAAAACGCTTAGAGACTTTTATGAAAGATATGGTGAGAGCATGGGTACTGAAGATCAAGGTGATGTGTTAGCAAAGCAAGTAGGAGGTAGTCATTACAAGAAAGCTGTTCAGCCTTGGACGATTGCCTTAGACTGGGGATTAGATCCTTGGTCTCATAATGTTGTCAAGTATATCTTGCGTTTCCCCTACAAAGGTGGTAAGCAAGACTTAGAAAAGATACAGCATTATGTTGAGTATCTGCTAGAGAATTACGATGACATTAAAGACAAGTATTATATTTGACAACAATAATAAAAAGGAGTATAATATATGGCTCTAACATTGCGTGATATACTAGAGAGACTTGCTCAGTTAGATGAGATAACTTTGTTAGAATTATTAAACATTACGTCTGAAGACATCGTGGAAAGATTTATTGATGTGATTGAGGACCAAGCAGATAGATTGGAGAAAGAAGTTGAGTAATACATATAAGATGACACCTTACAACGAGTTCATTGCTAAGTCACGTTACTCACGTTATTTAGATAGTGAAAACCGTAGAGAGAATTGGGATGAGACAGTAGACCGTTACTTTAGCTTCATGGATAAGCACTTAGCTGATAAGCATAGTTACAAGATTGAACCACAGTTACGTAACGAATTAGTGCTAGCTGTTAAGAACCTGCAAGTGATGCCTTCTATGCGAGCTATCATGACTGCAGGCCCTGCTTTAGAGCGTCAGAATGTTGCTGCATTTAACTGTTCATACATTCCTATTGATGATCCTAAAGCTTTTGATGAAGCCATGTACATCTTGTTGTGTGGCACAGGCGTAGGCTTTAGTGTGGAGCAGAAGTATGTTAAGCAGTTACCAGAAGTACCAGATAAGTTGTTTGATAGTGAGACTACTATTGTGGTGTCGGATTCTAAAGAGGGGTGGGCTAAAGCGCTCAGGCAGCTTTTGGCTTTATTATACTCTGGCGAAGTACCAAAGTTCGATATGTCAAAAGTCAGACCTGCAGGTGCTAGGCTCAAAACTTTTGGAGGACGAGCAAGTGGACCTAAGCCATTGGAAGATCTCTTCAAGTTTGTCATTAGTAAATTTAAAGGGGCTTCAGGCAGGAAACTATCATCACTGGAGTGTCATGACATTCTCTGTAAAATCGGGGAGGTTGTTGTCGTGGGAGGTGTACGTAGGTCAGCGATGATTTCATTGTCTGATTTAGGTGATGACAAGATGGCTCATGCCAAAGCAGGTGCTTGGTGGGAAGGTAACTCTCAACGTGCGTTAGCGAATAACTCAGCTACATACGAAGAGAAGCCTAGTATTGGACAATTTATGCGTGAGTGGACTAACATTTATGAATCACACTCAGGCGAGAGAGGAATTTTTAATAGATATGCTTCCGTTTTACAAGCGCAAAAGAATGGCCGAAGAGACACTAATCAAGAGTTTGGCACTAACCCTTGCTCAGAGATTATTCTCCGTCCTTACCAATTTTGTAATCTTACCTCTGTTGTCGTGCGTCCTGATGATACTGTGGATGATCTCAAGCGTAAAGTACGTTTGGCATCTGTTCTCGGAACGTATCAAGCCACGCTAACTAACTTCCCATATCTGCGTAAGATTTGGCAGAAGAACACTGAGGAAGAAGCGTTGTTGGGTGTGTCTATGACTGGTATCTTGGACCATCCTTTGTTGAACAATCCTGATGACAAGACATTGCCTAGTCGTTTGGAAGAGTTTCGTAGTATTGCTGTAGATGTAAACAAAGAAGTAGCAGAGAAGTTAGGTATTAATCAGTCTACTGCTGTAACTGCTATTAAACCTGAAGGTACAGTATCACAGTTGTGTTCTACAGCTAGTGGTATTCATCCTCAGCATAGCAAGTACTACATTAGACGAGTGCGTTCTGATAACAAAGACCCACTCACACAGTTCTTGAAGGACTCAGGCGTACCTTCAGAGCCATGCTTTATGAAGCCTGATAGTACTACTGTCTTTAGCTTCCCAATGAAGACAGGAGAGAATGCAGTAACAAGGGAAGACTTTAGTGCGTTACAACACTTGAAGTTATGGTTACTTTATCAACGTCATTACTGTGAGCATAAGCCTTCAGTAACGATTAACGTAAAGGAACACGAATGGATGGAAGTTGGTGCGTTTGTGTATGAACACTTTGATGAGATAACAGGAGTATCATTCCTGCCTTATGATGGTGGTACATATAAGCAAGCGCCTTACGAGGAATGTACTAAAGAGCAGTATGAGGAAATGCTAAAGCTAATCCCTACTACAATTGATTGGAACTCTTTCAAAGAGTATGATGATAATGTGGAAGGTGTGCAGCAGCTAGCGTGTGTAGCAGGAGTCTGTGAAATCTAAGTAGTTTAAGAGGGGAAAGTGGCTACATACATGAGTACCCTCACCTAAAGGAGTAATATGAATCCAGATTATGTAGTATGTTTTCTTGCAGGTGTTCTTCTTACAGTGATAGTATTTGTATTTAGTCAAGTATTTAAAGCATGGTATGACGAGAAGAGACGACAGATACGAGAACTAGAAGAAGAATACTTCTCATGGAAAAGAAAGATTAGAGAAGTAGAAGATATGTGGCAAAAGTTTGAATACTGGCAAAGTACTCAAAAGAAAGTCAAAGGATTATAATGAGAATAGAAACTTATTTCATCACTGGCTTTGCTTTAGGATTAGAACTTGCAAGACTAGACGAAGGTGATTACATCATCATCGACCTAGGAATCCTGCGAGTCCTAATCAGTAAAGTTGGAGACGAAGATTAATCTACTAAGTCTTCAGCGTAACCACGCTTAGATAACTCGTTGTAGATGTATTTGGCTCGGAGTTCTGGATCTTGCACTAATGTGCCCAGGGTTCTGAGCCTTTCTACTTTACGAGCTTCAGTAATAAAATCTTTTATAAACCTTGCTTGTAATGGTCTGCTTAGTGCTAAGAATCCAGGGTTAGTAGCTAGATTGCTAGCAGCTTGATATGTCAAGTCACCAATACGTTTTTCTAAATCAGCGTACTGTTCACCAGTTAATTCAATACCACCAATCTTACGTGTTGTTCTGGTTACCTTTAGATAAGGATTGTCGAACAATGCATTGACTGCTTCACGCTCTACTGGAGCTACGTTAAATCCAGTTAAACTACCACCTAATGTTCCTAAGTCTTGTTCTTGGCCTAATAAGTTAACCTGAGCAGGTAAAGTACCACGATGATATGGATTGATTCCTAGGCCTGGTAGGCGTGATTTAAGATTATTGATAATCCAGGTTGACAATTCAGGATCTCTTACCTCACGCTTAATATCATCTTCAATCTTAGCGATCTGAGACACAAGTGTAGGAACAATTGGATTAGTCATGCTAACCAAGAAAGACTCTAGGTGTCTATCAGGCTCTTGCATAGCTAAGAACATCTTAGACAAGCCTTCAGTAAACGTCTTATCTGTTAGGTTAGTACCAATAACTTTAGCAAAATCAGCAGCAGTTAAGTCTTTATTCTTGACACGCTTCTCTTTATATGCTTGCATCAAGTCGACTACTGTACCCATGAGAGTAGCTACAGGTTCAACACGTGCATATGATATCCATTGATCGCCTACTTTGATAGACAT